AGCTGCCAAAAGCTGGCGGCACAATGACTGGGGATTTGAACCTTGGCACTAGCCGCAATCTTGTTTTTGAAGGTTCAACGGCTAACGATTTTGAAACAACTTTAACGGTCACAGATCCAACAGCTGATCGCACTGTAACGCTGCCTAATGTTACTGGAACGGTTGTAACTACTGGTGATACTGGCAGTGTCACTAGCACGATGATTGCTGACGGCACGATCGTCAATGCTGACATCAACGCTAGTGCAGAGATTGCAGTTAGCAAGCTTGCAAATGGCACTGCGCGTCAATTATTGCAGACTGATTCTGGTGGATCAGGCGTTGAATTTACGAGCAACGTTGATGTTCCTGGAACGTTAGATGTAACGAGTGGGGCAACGTTTGATTCAACGGTTGCTGTTACTGGATTGTTGAGTGCTAATGGTAAGTTGGCGTATCCAGCGGGCTCTGCTGCTGCTGTAAGTTTGTATTCAGGATCTGATACTGACACTGGTATTTATTCGCCAGGGTCTAATCAGTTTGGGATTTCTACAGCTGGAACGTCACGCATTGTTGTTGACGCTAGCGGCAATGTTGGGATTGGTACCGCGTCGGCTAGCAACACTCTTTCTTTAGAGGGAGGCGGCACAGGGCTAAGTATTAACAGCACTAATGATGAAGTTAAAAAAATTGAATTTAAAAACAGTGGAACTACAGTCGGATATTTTGGTAGCAGTGCATCGTCTCCCGCACGCTTCCTAAGCAGCTCTGCCGGTGAGTTAATGCGCATCGACAGCTCGGGCAATGTTGGGATTGGAACGACGAGTCCTTCTAGTTACAGCAGTTCTGGAAGAAATTTAGTTGTTGGCACTGGCTCTAGTGCATCAGGATTAACAATTGCTAGTGGTTCTAGCAATACCGGCAATTTATATTTTGCAAGTGGCACTTCAGGTGATGATCAGGTCAGAGGACAGATCCGCTATAACCATTCAAGCGAAGCACTGGATTTATACACCGACGCAACTTTGCGGATGCGAATCGACAGCTCGGGAAATGTCAAGATCGGAGCAAGTACAACCATTACCCCAGATAGCAATGCTGATGATTTGGTAATTGACAAAGGTGCTGCAGATACTGGTTTATCAATTCTTTCAACAACAACAGGTCGTATTTACTTTGGCGATGCTGCTGATGATGAAGCAGGCAGCATTAGATATGTGCATAGCGATAACTCTATGCGTTTTGAAACAGCTTCATCTGAAGCACTACGAATCGACAGCTCGGGCAATGTAAAAATTGCAAGCGAACATCTTAGATTTAATGCTTCAGGCAAAGGTATTATTTTTGGCACTGATGGTGGTAGTAATAGACCATCTATTATCGGTAACTACACAAGCTCTTCGGATAATAATATTACCTTTAATGTTACAGGCAGCGAGCGGATGAAGATTACGAGTGCTGGTTCAGTTGAGGTTGACTCATTTACTAACGCAAGTGCTGGTTATTCTCTTCGTACTGGGTTTTTGCCAAGCGCAGTGGGCGGATTAGGGATAATGGCGAAGGAACATATTGGTGGTAATAGAGATGGATGCGCTGTATATGGACACGATGGAATTAGTTTACATACCGTTCAAACCGAGCGGATGCGAATCGACAGCTCGGGCAGGCTGTTGGTTGGGACGTCTACTGGAGAATATTCTTCTGAAGTAGTAAGTGACACTGAAGCTAATTTTGCTATCCGGACGTACAACAATGGTAGTACGAATTTTGCTGGTATTAGACTTTTTAAAGCCAGAGGAAGTCAAGCTAGTCCAAGCATTGTTTCTAACGGTGATAGGCTAAATGACATTACTTGTTATGGATATGATGGTTCAACTTTTCGAAGGGCTTCATCAATACGAACAGAAGTAGACGGCACACCTGGCTCCAGTGACATGCCAGGACGCCTAACATTCTCCACTACTGCCGATGGTTCGTCAACACTAACTGAGCGGATGAGGATTACGGCTGGCGGTGCATCTAAATTTATGGCGAATGCAGGTGTTGACACTATTTACAGCAGCACATCTTCTGCCGCTGGTACCTCTGTAGCAATTTTTAGAGGCTCACATTCTGGAACTGCAGGTAGTCCAGGAACTGGAACTGATTGTTTTTTCATTTTTTCAAACGGCAACGTTGCAAACACTAATAACTCTTACGGCGCAATATCTGATGTCAAACTGAAAGAAAACATCGTTGATGCCTCTTCTCAGTGGGATGACTTAAAAGCAATTCAGGTTCGTAACTACAACTTTATTGAAGGACAAACACATACTCAAATTGGTGTTGTCGCTCAAGAAGTTGAAACTGTATCGCCTGGCCTAGTCAGCGAATTGCCTGACCGTGACGAAGATAATAACGACCTTGGGACCGTTACCAAATCGGTGAACTATTCCGTGCTTTATATGAAGGCTGTAAAAGCACTTCAAGAAGCAATGGAACGTATTGAACAGCTTGAAACCAAAGTCGCAGCTCTTGAAGCTGGTTGACAGTAAACCGCCCCGTGGCAACGCGGGGCTTTCCATTTACACTAATCCTGCATTCGTTTAACTATGGCAAACACCTACGTTTGGAAAGTCGGTCAATGTGATCGCACTCTGTCTGATGGCATGATCAACACGCTCCACTACACAGTGAATGCCACTGATGAAGATGGAACGTATAGCGCTGGCGCTTATGGCTCTGTTGGCCTTGAAGCTGCAGAGGCAGAAACCATGGTTGCTTATGACGATGTGACTGAAGCGCAAGCAATCACTTGGGCGCAAGCTGCTATTGGTGGAGCGGACAAGGTTGCTGAAATTCATGCAGCATTGGATGCACAGCTTGTCGAAAAGAAAACACCAACTACAGGTACAGGTACGCCTTGGAGCGCATGATGCAACGCCCTGATCCAATGATTCCTTGCAAGCCTGGTGCGGAGGATGTGCAAAGTATGTCTAACCGCACGTTATGGCTAGACGAGTTGTATTTTTTGGATGGCCGTGACCAAGCAGATCACCCACAACGTGGTTTGTTTACAGGGCTAGCTGAGAAATATCAAAACCTTGCTTCCACTGACGGTTATTGATGGTCTGCCAACGTAGTGACACACTCTTGCAACTGGCACAGTGACAGTTCCAGTAACCTATCAACGGAAAACGTTCAGTCTCTTCCTAATGATCAAATCTTTGATTGTGAGTGGTGCCGTCGTTACGGCAGCTGCGCTGGCATCTCCTGTAACCGCAGGGCCTTATGTAAACATCGAGAATAACGGTGGTTACGCTGGCGGTGATTTCTTGGGTAGCACCACAGATTTCCACGTTGGTTTTGACGGTTCCAGCGGTGTTTACAGCTATTACGTTCAAGGTGGTCCTGCTTACACCAAACTCCAAGGTGTAGACGGTGAAACTGAACTGTCAGGCAAGATTGGCGGTAACGTTCAAGCCACTGACAACTTTGGCGTTTATGCCGAGCTGAGCTTCATCACTTCTGATGATGATCCGAACTATGGCACCAAGGTCGGTGCAAAGTGGAATTTCTGAGCTAGCCTTTAGCTGTGGAATGTTGTCCTCTTCTGTTCTCACACACAGGAGGGGATTTTTTATGGCAAAAACTCTGACGATTTTCTTGCTAAGCCTTTTTTGCTTCATCGAGTATTACCACTTAGACCATCACAGCCATTGCCCAAGTTGTGAGGTTTGCAAGTGACTAGCATGATTGCAGCTACTGCTTGAGGCAAGTGCAAAAGCTTTTCAACGTTCTGTCCGTCTTGTCTTTTGTGATGTCAGCAGGAATGCTTGGCAGCTCAGTCATGTTGTATTCACGCCTTCCAGGCATGATCATTCGTTATGCAGACAGCATTACTGGTGATGTAACTGGGAAAGTTACTGAGATGATTCCTGACGAGATTGAAAGCGCAATGCCAGAACTTCCGACTGAAACTGGTCTGCCAATTAAGTTTCCATGAGTGATCAGGTCAACTCACCGCTCCACTACAAACAAGGTCGCATTGAAGCGATCGAGATTATCGAGGATGTAGTTGCTGGAGCGCCTGAGCCTGTGATGGGTTATCTAGTAGGTCAAGCACTGAAGTATTTATTACGTGCTTGGCATAAAAATGCTACTGGTCAAGATCTGCAAAAAGCAGTGTGGTACTTGAACCGTGCCATCGCAAGACTTAATCCCTAAGTGACCATTTTGGTATTGGCTGTTGGATCGTTATCAGGCTCTGGAGCGATAGCTTCTGGTTTCGGCTCAAATGATAAAAGCCATTCGCGTAACGCATCGCCTGTTGGTGTTTTTGGCGGCCATTTGACAAATTTCAGCAGTGCTTTGCGATCAGTGAATAGTCTTGAGGTCTTGCCTGACCAGCATGTGTAAACGTAAGGCGGCCCTTCGTGTTGCTTGACACGTTCAATCCAAAGTTGACCTGCTGTAAAGCGTTCTGACTTCATGCCGGAAATTCCTGAGATTGGTATTGGAGCGGTAAACGTGCCAGTTATTCCGGCTTGGCGGAGTATGCCGCCTCAGAATATTCCAGCTGAACCACCGGTCACGTTGCAACTTGGCTTT